GAAAAGAATATCTGTGCAGCAGTAGCGGCTGTGTTTAATGCTTGTTGTTGGGCTGCGGCGGCGGCTTGTTGATCAGTTAATATACCAGCACTTCCCGCTTGTCCTGAAGCTGTGAGTAAATTAGCAATTCCTCCAGAGGCTCCAGCACCTATCTGACCTAGATTTATTCCGGCACTTTGACCGCCCGTCGCTAAAGCTTGACTTCGACCCGTTAAGAGACTTTCTAGTTGAAGACCTATATCAGTAGGCACTCTGGCCGCTTCTTGAATGGCTGTGCCACTTCTCGTCAAGCCACCGGCTGCTAGTTGTCCTTGTACACCTCTTTGACGTTCTTCCACTAAACTACCAAAAATATCAGTGTTAAATATTTGTGCTAATCTTTCATCGAGACCACCAACAGTCGCACCCGCTTCAAGTCCAGGGAGTTGTCTTTGTCCAGCTTGTATAAAAGGACTGATTTGTCCTTGTGTTACATCGAATTGTCGTCTTAGTTCATCAATGGCTTGTTGGTTGAATTGTTGTTCAATTAAAGCGCCTTGACCACCAGCATCGCCACCATCTTTATCAAAAAGACTACCTATTGCACCGAATGGCATTTTTTCACCTCGTAATATCGTTTATTTTCATTTTTATGTGTAAATTCCATACCAAATCTCACAGCCATATAACATACTTTTTTTCTGTCGTCGGGTATTCCTGCATAAATTATTTCTGTAGTTGTGTTTTCAAATATCCATTTAAAAGCCCGTTTTGCACTTTCAACTGCGAGTTTCCCACGACATTTTATACTCATATTTGCATGAATCATCATTCCATCCAAATATTCATGGAATGTCCATAAATTAATATCATTATCTAATAAGTATATGATTTCACTGGATATAATAGGATTCCATGATGCTATTTTCTTAACTATACGATAATCTTTTGTTCTTTCTATCAACTGACTATCGCTCTGTCTGTACATCTTAACCAATTAGTTCCATCACTGAAGGCCATCACTTCTCCTCCAGTCTCGTCTGATACAAATATTAAACCTGGTTTAGTTGTTACTGTGGGTAGTGTTAATACTGTGTAACTTGATAGTTCCACTTGATTGCCGAATAAAGATTCATTTAGTTTTTGTTCTAAGTCATCATAAAAGTTTTGATATAGATCAGAAGGAATAAGAGGATCTCCCTGTCCAATAGGTGAACCCAAATCTGGCTTAGTTACTATTTCGTCTGTCATTTCAATATCAAATGGTCTGAACTAAAATTAATATCATCAGTGGTGCGAAGCTCAATCCCCATAAATCCGGGATAAGTTCCTAAGCCTCCGGGATAATTCCAATTGAGTTTGTTTCCATATTCTCCTATCGCTCCCGTAGATTCAAACAGATAATCACCATAAAGCACATTATCATCGCTAGTTCTAAGCCCTACCACACCTGTAGAAGAGTTAAAACCTTGAGATATACCCAATTCAAGCTCTTGAAAAGAAAAGTCTTCAGCGTCTTCTTGTTCAACTCCAGTCTTGATAGTTCGGGTTATTCTTTCGCCATAATCTGTATTGACATCAGCAAACTTTCCGAACTCATCTTCAAAGGCTGAGAAATAAGTCCCATCAAACTGAGTTATAAAACCGGCTGACCAAGGGCGGCTTACCTCGTCTCTAATCGTATCTAAACTAAACCAATTGCCACCAAAGAATCCGAAAGAATCTCTTCCTAGCCTAAATGTAGCAAGATCGTTACCATTATGTTTAAGCCGTCCTGATATCGCCATTGATAATTCATCAATCGTGTAAGTTTCAAGTATCTCATCAACTGCTTCGTTTGATATTTTAGCCGCTCCACCTTGTACGATAGAATAAATACCGAAATTCTGCCCTTCTTCTCTTCCTATAAATAAGAAAGTATTATTGTATTCTAAAAGACCCCCAATTAAACCGTTTAAGATACGTGATCCGTTTATTCGTATAAATGGAACAGGGCTGGCTCCTGTGTCTCGAAAGAGTTCTACTGAATCAGTCCCACAAATAAAGAGTGTATTCTTACCGTTAAATACTGCATTGTTATTATCTGGGAGTTCTTCAGCATCGAAGAAACTCGTTGATTGGACTGTACCAGCGGCACCTACATCGGAGAAGAAAGCCGGACTACCATCTGAAGGGATGTAAACAAACCGTCCATTAATATGGGCTACATCATCGGAAGCTACAAAATTAGCATTCCCTGATATTAAAACCAGAGTATCTGTTTTATCTAAAGTATAAATATTACCGCCCGGGACTAGAATAACAGCTGTGTTAAATCCGATTGCGAACTTAATATTAGCCGAACCCGCTATAGTGCCTATCGTAGAAAAAGTACCTGTATCAACATCAGTCACTTTCTTTAAATTGGTAGAATAGACTTCATAAAGAGATCCATTCCATTCAAATCCACCCCTAGCCACATCTCCCGGCGTACTTATCGAGGAGATACCTTGTCTTCCTACGATATTACCTTTGCCGTTGTTATAACAATTAAGGAGATCTCTTTGTGTTCGAGGCAGTTCCTTGGTCCCATCAAGACCTACTGGAAATTCAACTCTCATTAGCTATTAGTAGATTCCAAAGTAGCACCTTTACCAGCAAAGGTTCTTTCACCTAACCACCTCTGATTCCCTTGCCCCATTGGGACTGTACTCGATATAACCTTGTCCGGAATAGTAAGATTCTGATAAAGACCTTTTACTAATAAGTAACCTCGTCGTGCATTATTTCTTAAAGTTTGGGAGACAACTTCTTTACCACCCTCTCTATCAGGCGCTAATTCAAGAGCCAGATTATTGATAATGGCTAGAGTCGTATCAGCAGGTTCACCTACTTCTCCGCCCGGCGTGCTAATAGGTTGAAACCCTATATTAATTCCTTGGGACAACCACAACTGCAACATCCCCATTAACGCTTCAAAGCCATCCTCTATTGAACTAGCGCCAGCCTTTCTAATCTGGGAATGAGCACCTATCTTTTGCAGGGCTTTTTGTACGATAGTAGTACCTGTGCTCATTGAGTAGCCTTAGTTTTACCTACGCTTGTAGCAGGATATTTCTTTTTCTCGCCTTTTCTTTTAGCTCCGATAGATTCCATATACTTAATTGTTGCTGGCAAGTCATTGGTTTCAAGTTCATTACCGTTTTTCTTTTTCCAGATAATCGTACTCATATTATTCTCCTATTAAAGGAAGCCCCCGAAGGGGCAATCCAAGTTAAAAACTACTATTAGCCGTAACCTTGGCCCGCGAAAAATGGATTTAGAACAGAATACGCAGGACGTAAATCTATACGAATCTGTTGACTGTTCTTAGTAAAATCAGATCCCTTAGAAACACGGAACTGGAGACCATCTTCAGTCGTACCAACTGTATCAGTTGAAAACAGCTTCTTAATTGGAATAGAACCAATAGAGAAAGCTTGTTTATGCCAAAACAGATTAGGCTGGAACAACGTAGCATCAGCATTCAAGATTGTAACTACATCGTTATCAAGAATTGCTGTGTCAGTTGTGTTGTATGCGCCTGAACTTTCAAAGATTGCAGGACCAGAACAGACTAATGTGCCAGCACCACTAGAGAAAGCTGCACTATCAGCAGTAACAACAGCAGTCCAAAGAACATTAGCGCCCGAAGCATTAACAACAGCTTGTCGAGTATTAAGATTCAATCGATTACGACCAGTTACCTGAATAACCGTACCAGCTTTTATGACACCAGCAAACGTACCAAAACCATCAACAGTTAAAGTTTGTTTCATAGTATCTTTTGCTGTTACGTAGGTAACATCTGGAGCAACATTAATAGCGCCAACTAAATCAGATGTCGTAGGCGTAGTAAAGCTTGCCAATGTAGTCGCCGCCATTACTTCCATGCCTGCAAAGTTAGAAGATAGAACAGCTTTTTCATGTGCTTCTTTAACCAATGCACCTGCTGTACCACCAGCACCTAAAGAACGTTGAACATCAGACAATGCTTTTTGAGTGAATGGATTCAATGCGTAAGTCCACAAATTGTCCATTGGTATACCATTCGCTGACATAACAGCACCAGCCTCAGCTACATCAGACCACGTAGTTACAGCAGTACCAGGCGTACCGGCAAGAAGAGCAGAGTTCTTCATCATGAACTCAGCAAAATCTAATTCAAGATCTGTCACGATACGAGTTGCCATAGGAGCTAGCAATTCATCGAGTTGATCCATTTTCAAAGCTTGATCTGCTTCGTCAAAATCAACATGCACTGTGAAGTAATTTTGAACGACACCTTCAGCCTTGCCTGCGATAATATCGCTTGCAGTACTTGAGGTTAGATCGCCTGTTGCATTACGAAAAGACGTGTAGTCTGTTGGTCGTTTAAAGAACACACTCTCACCAGTGCTTGCATCAAATGCGTCACCAGACAGTAATTGAGTGTTTACGTTTTTAGACATGACGCGTGCTGATTCAAACTTCTCCAAGAACACACGCATCAGTTTGTTCGTGAAGTTACTAATAAAATTATTAGCCATTTAAGGTTACCTATGTGTAAGTAGCCCCCTTAGGTCCTCGCTTACTAGGCTGGACTGATCCACCTGAGACATCCTCATCGGGATCGGGAGCTGCGTTATTAGGTTTCGATTTAGGGGTTAATTTACCCTCTATAATCGAACCAATTTTTGCAACACCCCTGATAGGTTTAGTTTTAATCAAAGAAACTAATTGCTCAGCTTCATCCTTATTTGCAGGAGTACCTAAGTAATTTAACAATAGATGAGATTCATCAGGGAAATTAGAAATAACCTGATTCACAATATCATTACCGAGTATTTCAATTGCTGCATCTTCATGCGTGAAATAATCTTTAATCTTTGCTTCTTTCACCTTTTCATAATGTCCGGTTTGTAAACGGTTTAATGTTTCAGCTTGGTCATTAATATTTGTTGTCGCTTCTGTTTGCTTATTAGCGTCGGCAACTTGACGTGCAACCTCTTGCTGAATGATTGACTGGTTGTATTCGCCCTGTTTCTTTACATATTCAGGGTCATTTGTGCCTCCATCAAAATCATCAGGATTTGGTGACGTTGGAACTTGGCTAACTTTGGCTTGTTCCAGAGCTATTTCAAGAAGTTTTGTTCTCTCTTTCTCT